TCAACATAGGTGGACATGTTTTTGTTGAAGTAGTAAGTCGCGCCGATGTCGATGTAGTTGATGTAGTCTTCGTCACCGATGTTTTCTACGTCTTTCGCTTTAGATTTGTAGTAAGCGATGGATGGACGCAGACCGAAGTCGAACTGATACTGAGCTACAACAGAGAAGTCCTGAGTTTTGTTAGCGAAACCATTGTCCAGACGAGCCGCGTTACGCATTTCACCGTACAATGCTGCCAGGTAGATGTTGTTCGCGTCATATTTCAGACCGGTTGCCCACTGCTCAGCTTTATCGCCTTTACCCCATTGCAGATTCTGCTGGGCATTGGTGCGGTCAGCCGCGCCGTAAGCACCGACGATACCGAAGCCATCGAAATCATAGCTCAGAGAGGTTGCCCAGCCGTCACCGTTGGAACGCAATGCATCGGTACGCTCATTTTTGCCCAGGTACTGAACGCCAAAGTTCAGACCATCAACCAGGCCAAAGAAGCCGCTGTTACGGTAAGTCGCCAGACCACCAGTACGACCAGAGAAGAAGTTATCGCTCACGCCGGTGTCACCACCGAACTCAGGCAGCATATCGGTGATACCGATTGCATCATAAACCAGGCCATAGTTACGACCGTAGTCGAAGGAACCTGCGTCACCGAATTTCAGACCTGCGAATGCCAGACGGGTTTTGTTACCTGACTGAGCATCAGCGCCTTCAGAGTTGTTACCCTGGAAGTTATATTCCCACTGACCATAGCCGGTCAGCTGGTCGTTGATTTTGGTTTCGCCTTTGAAGCCCAGACGAGCATAAGTTTTGTCGCCATCGTTGCCGTCATTATCAGAGAAGTAATGCAGGCCAACTGCTTTCCCGTACAGATCCAGTTTGTTGCCGTCTTTGTTATAGATTTCTGCAGCGTTAGCTGCACCGGCTACCAGCAGGGCAGGGACTACCACTGCCAGAATATTGCGCTTCATCATTATTTATTACCCTCATTGGTTTTTTTATGACACTCGCCACTGCCGCCAATAAATTCCGTCAATAAATATTTCCGGAACTATTGATGAGAGTTTGGTGTCTTTATGTATCTGTCAGGCATCTTTCCATTCATAGAACCGTTTCGCTAGCCTGAAAGTGCTACAGTTTTCAAGATTGAGTAACAAAAAGAAATTATATGTAACTAAATATGTATTTTTCGGAACTTTGTGAACCACCTCAAATTTCAGAAAGCCGTGGCGAATTAAACGGCAAGTGGATTCCTATATATATGAATTCCTTATAATTAATTTAGATAAAGGCAATTCGTATACGCGCACCTTCAACGACTCATTTTTTCTTATGACCCAAAAAGGGCTTCTGGATGGCTGTGATTTTGGTTGAAATTTGTGCTATTGCTTGAGGATTAAATAATCGCAATAAGAATAGGGTTTATTTTTTGTTCGTAGATATTTCGTGGAAACAAAACGTAACAACTAGTGGTTGTGACGGGGTCAAAGTTGAAAGGTGCTTACTTTTCGCTGACGAAAATTGACAGAGCAGAATAAAATAATGGCCAGCAAATGCTGGCCATTATGATTTTGGTTACTTAGAAGCTGGCATTACGCGGCGTACGTGGGAACGGAATAACGTCACGTACGTTCTGAACACCTGTGACGTAGGCGATCAGACGTTCGAAGCCCAGACCAAAGCCTGAGTGTGGCACAGTACCGTAACGGCGCAGATCGCGATACCAGCTGTAATCCGCTGGATTGAGCCCCATCTCTTGCATGCGCGCATCCAGCACGTCCAGACGCTCTTCACGCTGGGAACCACCGATAATTTCACCAATGCCCGGTGCCAGTACGTCCATTGCGGCAACGGTTTTACCGTCTTCGTTAAGGCGCATATAGAATGCCTTAATGTCTTTCGGATAGTTTTTCACAACAACCGGTGCTTTGAAGTGCTTCTCAGCCAGGTACCGCTCATGCTCGGAAGAGAGATCCACGCCCCAGTAAACCGGGTTCTCAAACGTCTCACCACATTTCTCGAGAATAGCGACTGCATCGGTGTAATCCACCTGGGCAAAGTCGGAGGAAACAAAGCGCTCCAGACGTGCAATCGCTTCGTTATCGACACGCTCAGCGAAGAATTTCATGTCATCAGCACGTTCTTCCAGTACCGCTTTGAAGACGTACTTGAGCATGGCTTCTGCCAGGCCAGCGACATCGTTCAGGTCTGCGAAAGCCACTTCAGGCTCCAGCATCCAGAATTCCGCCAGGTGACGGCTGGTGTTGGAGTTTTCCGCACGGAAGGTTGGGCCGAAGGTGTAGATTTTAGACAGCGCACAGGCGTAGGTTTCGCCGTTGAGCTGGCCGGACACCGTCAGGAAGGCTTCTTTACCAAAGAAGTCTTTGTCAAAGTCCACTTTACCTTCCGGCGTGCGCGGCAGGTTTTCCAGATCCAGCGTCGAGACGCGGAACATTTCGCCAGCACCTTCGGTATCGGAGGCGGTGATCAACGGGGTAGACACCCAGAAATAACCCTGCTCGTCGAAGAAGCGATGCAGTGCCTGCGCCAGCGTGTGGCGGACACGGGCAACCGCACCAATCAGGTTAGTGCGCGGACGCAAGTGAGCCACTTCACGCAGATATTCGATGCTGTGACGTTTTGCTGCCATCGGGTAGGTGTCCGGATCTTCAACCCAGCCGGTCACTTCAATGGCCGTGGCCTGAATTTCAAAACTCTGACCCTGTCCCGGTGATGCAACAACCACGCCGGTAACAATTACGGAACAACCCGTTGTCAGGTGCAGAACGTCATCATTGTAATTGGGCAGAGAATTATTAATGACGGCCTGTACAGGATCAAAGCAGGAACCGTCATAGACGGCAAGGAAGGAGATGCCAGCTTTAGAATCTCGGCGGGTACGCACCCATCCGCGCACGGTGACTTCCTGGTCAACAGCGACACGGCCCTGGAGTACGTCGGCTACAGGCACAACGCTCATAATATTCTCTCTGTTAATAGTCGGAAAAAATAAACACTTGTCCACCCAAATGGGGGGATATCTATGTTACCTGCCATCCGCTATCAGACAAGTAAATTTCGCAGTCAAAAGAGAAGAATTAAGAAATAAATAAGAAGTAGGGAGCCATTTGGCTCCCTTAAGCGCTTAACTGGCTTTTTTGACCTGAGGGAGATCGAAAGCTTTGCGTAACGCGCGGACAAATGCTTTGTCATGACAGATGGTTTTACCCGGGCTATCGGAGAGCTTCGCTACCGGCTTGCCGTTACATTCCACCAGTTTTATCACAATATTCAGCGGTTTTACCTGAGGGATGTCACAGGTTAAACGGGTGCCAATCCCGAAGCTCAGGTTCACTCGGGTACTGAAATGGCGATAGAGTTCAACCGCTTTCGCGAGATCGAGGTTATCGGAGAAGACCAGCACCTTGCTCATCGGGTCGATGCCGAGTTTTTGATAATGGGCGATCGCCTTCTCACCCCATTCAACCGGATCCCCGGAGTCATGGCGTAACCCCTGGTAACGCTCAGCGAACTCAGGGCCGAAATCACGCAGGAACGCATCCATCGTGATGCAGTCGGTCAGGGCGATGCCGAGTTGATTCGGATACTCGTCAAGCCACGCGGCCAGTGCGGCACGTTGGCTGTTGGCCAGATCTGGACTGATCTGCTGATGTGCCTGGAACCATTCATGTGCCTGGGTACCCATCGGCGTCAGGTTCAGACGACGCGCCAGATCGTAATTACTGGTGCCCACGAACCACGGCTCCTGCTGCAGACGCTCGACAATGGCCCGCTGAACGTCGCGAGAGAAACGGCGACGCGTGCCAAAGTCCATCAGGCGGAAGCGGGACATATCCAGCCCATCCGTCAGGGTGGCAAACCCCGCGAGTTTGTTTTCCAGCGCGCCCAGTGCCTGAGTCACCCCGGTTTCCGGCGAACGGTAGCGGTGAGCCAACTCGCTGATCACGGCCAGCAGCGGAACTTCCCACATGATCACTTCGCGCCACGGGCCTTCAAGGCGAATATCCAGCTTGCCGTTATCATTGGTGACGGTGACCTGCTCTGGCTTATAGCGGAAGTCGCGTAGCCAGTTGAGATAGTCAGATTTAAAGAAAGGCAGGCCGGAAAGCCACTGGTATTCGTCGTCCTGCAACGTCAGATGCTGCATAGCATCGACCTGTTCACGAATGGAGTCTGCGTAGATACCAAGCAAGTCGTCGCCACGGCAGCGGAATTCCGCCGCAACATCAACATCATAGTAATGGTGGAAAACGGCTTGCTGCATGTGCAGTTTATACGCGTCGGTATCCAGCAACGTATGCAGAACAGGAGAAGCGAATCGAGTCATAGGTGCGCAGTAGCATCCTCTCACAGGAGCGTTTAGTACAATAAACAACTCCGGAGTATACCTTGTTTAGTGATTTATTGAACCCCGATCACAACATAAGCGCTCTTTATGGTCGAGGGCATTTTGTGCCCCGTGTTATACAAATGTAGCGATATGACTGCTAACCACTTGAATTTACAGATTACTACTGTGCTACTACCATGCTTTGGGGCAGTGATGGGGCAAAGCGTGAAAGCGCCTGGTTGAGCAGGGAAACCTGTTCGGCAGTCTTCTCTGACATCCACTTTCCATACACCTTGTAAACCATCTGTGCATCGGTATGTCCCATCTGAGTTGCTATAAAGTTTGGGTTTGCCCCAGCTGATAATGACCAGCACGCATAAGTATGTCGTGACTGGTAGGCGTTGCGGTACCGTATTCCGGCGCGCTTTATTATCGGGGCCCAAATTTTATTAATCGAATTAACCGCGTAGTGATATCCTCTACGAGGCCCATGCTTGACGCATTGAGGACTGAAAACGAAAGTGCAGGGGTGTATGACTGACTGGCCATATTCCCGCAATTTCACTTCAATCTCATACTGCCGGCCAAGGCGCGTCAGCTGGGCCTGATTCCTCAGGGCATCAATAGCTGGTTGAATGAGATAAATCACCCTGTCAGTGCCTGCGTCGGTTTTTGGCAGGGTGAACTCATTCGTCTGGGTAAGGTTGCGTTTCACTGTGATGGTTCCGGCATGCAGATCGATATCTTCCCACGCCAGACCGCACAACTCCCCATGCCTCATTCCAGTATAGACTGCCAGCGACCAGAGATTTCTCATCTGCTGGTGGCCGCAAGCCTGGATAAACCGGATAAACTCTTCTGTCGTGAGTGGATCTGGTTCACCTTTCGCTTTTTTGAGGCGGTTAATTCCGCTAAACGGGTTTTCCTTCGCGTAACCGTTATCCGCTCCGAACTGGAAGATCTCGGCCATCAGCATCATGTAATTATTCACGGTCGAAGACTTCCTGCCTTTAACCTGTGTCCGGTGATCCTTCTTCATTACATGAAAACCCGTCAGCAACTCCTTTCTCACGTACAGCAAATCCTCAGTGGTCACCGCAGAAACCATTTTGTTTTCGCCGATGCGCGGAAGCATGTTTTTTATGATGGATTCGTACCGACTCATAGTGTTAGAGCTGATTTCCATCCTCTTCAGCTCAGACCACTTTTCGGTAAGCTCCAGCACAGTAATTTCCTTTCTATCCTGACCGAACCGGGCAAGGTTCGGTGAGTTTGGGAATTTTTCCGCATAGTCAAAATTTCCCATTCTTATCGCAAAACAAACTGAAGAACGAAGCTCGCCGGCTATCTTGCGATTTTTGGCAGTATCAGGGACACCGAGGTTTTCTCTGACACGCTTGCCTTTATATACAAACCAGATGCGGAGTGAACCGCCGTGGTTTTCGACGCCTGTCGGGTATGATGCATTAGCCATTAATCCCTCCTGACGTCCAGGAGCGTTGACGAGTGTACTGCTTTTCATGCTGTCTTCGCACCTGGTTGATTTTTTTTCTGAGCCTCGATCCACTGATCAACGGCTTTTCTGTTGTACATGCATTCGCTCGAAGGCTTTGGATTGCCATCTGGTGAAATGTGCAGGTACTCGCGACCAAGCATCCAGGATTCTTTTCTGGCTCGGGTGATGGTTCCGGGCTTAAGCCCGGTAACCGCAATCAGAACCTTTTCGCTAACCCAGTCATTCGGCACCAGAAGAATAATTTCAGCACTGGTTTGCATGGTTCTCCTCCACTTTTTCTTTAGCCAGGCGAACGCACCGCGCGAAAGAAGAGGGCGTTACAATTTCGCGAAGAGCCTGAACCAGAAAATCATTGTGCTGCTGGTGCAGCTGCAGGTTGCGTTCCTTCTCCTCATGGCGCAGGACAGCCAGACGAGCTGTGATGATGCGGCGCTTACCTTTGATCACCCGTAGCGCGTTTTCTGCCTTTTTCCGCCATGCGCTCCAGTCACTGCAGCTGTTCGATCTCGCCAGTTGCTCTTCAATGCTGAGCTGCGCTTCTTCTGCGTTAACGAGCTGCTGCAGGCATTCGCTGATTGTGTTCAGATTGTCTGTCTCGACGTAGAATTTGTGCATTATTAACCCTCCCACCCAATCGCCTGGAACAGACCCATTTTAGGGTGATACCAGCGGGTGCCGCGCGGTTCAGCCTCTGACATCATCTGGCGAAACGCGGCCATGAATGGCTCCAGTTCGACGATGGCTCTGCGTGACAACAGGCCGTCTGGTGTCATAAATTCGTGCGTGTCTGTCGGGATGCGGTAAGCATTGACCAGATTTCGACACTTGGCGTCACTCATTCCGCTTTTGGCTACCACTCGGCGGTAACCGACATATCCGGCGCGCATGGTGCCGCGCTTGATGTTCTCCACCGCTTCGGTGACCGTTTCGATCTGCTCTTCAACATGATTCAGGCGTTTTTGCTGGCGAACGGCATCGGCGGCCATAGCGGCGATCATCTCGATTTCTGTCAGCGGCGCGCGAGTGCGGAAATAGCTGTTAACCAGTTCGCGCTGAACCTGCCAGGCAAGATCATCGTTAAATGGCTTCGTCAACATCAGATAGCCTGATTCGAAAAGCACAATTCCTGAAGGTGCAAATTTTGAGAATGTCCCTTCCGGGAGGTCCGTACGTATTACGTCCGCACCTAATTCGGCATAATCCACACCGTTGATGAAATGCTCACGGTTTCTGTTGAATGCCGCACGCGCGGTGCCTTCTGGTCGCTGGTGGACTTCATCAATCATCGCCAGCGTCACAACGCGCTGACCGCGATATTCGACTGCCGGAAACTGTTTGTTATTGATCGTTACTGTGTTCATGCTCGATATCCTTCTGAGTGCCCGGCTTTACGCCGGGCTGGTGAATCACTTAACTTGGATAAATGGAGTATTGGCGCCACTGGTCATGTACTGGGGCAGAGTGCCGTTCCATTTGTTGATGGCTTCCAGCTGCAACACCTCAGGGTTCTCACGCATGGCCTGCCCACGGATTTGGATAGACTTTGCTTCTGCTTCTGCCAGCTTCAGTTTTGCGTCTGCCTGGCCATCCGCTTCCGCGCGCAGCATGTTTGCTTCGGCTTCACGCTGTTTCACTTCTTGCTCGCGCTGCAGGGTCTTCTGGTTGGCGGTGACTTTGGCGTTGATGCTGTCGATAACAGTCGGCGGGTACTCCGGACGGCCGACGTAAGAAAGGCTGATAACCTGGATTCCTACCGGCCCCATGTCGGATTGAATCTCTTTCAGAGCATTTTCAAGCAGCTCAGCTTTCCCGCCGTCAATGAACTTATCGGTGCTCATGCGGCTTGCGAGACGATTAAGGGCGTCAGCAATCTTTTGGCGCAAATCGGTGTCGGTGATGTCGTCCACACCTTTTCGATAGGTCTGGAAGACCGTCGTCACTTTGGTCGGATCAACTTTATAGGCGACGCCGATGTGATAGCCGATAGTTGTGCCGTCACTCATCTGGAAATTAAAGGCGTCGTCGTAGGTCTTCATCTGCTTGAAGGTGGGGAAGATGTAAACCTCAGTGTTCCAGCCGGTCCAGTAGCGGCCAACACCGACAACTTCACCAACGCCTTTATCATCGCCAAGTTTGTTGACCTTAATCCCAACGTTGCCAGGCTCAACACGATCACAACCAACAAGGCCGATGGCCGAAAGCGCGATAATTGAAGCCATAATTGCTTTTTTCATTTCTTTTCCTTAGTTACGGTTACAACAAGACCCTTACAGATGGCGTAGATGCACGGCGGGGTCAGGATCGCCAGAGCAAAACCGGATATAACTGCTGTCGTGTTCTTCATCGATATGAGGATCGGAACGAACAGCCCATAAACACTGGCGGCAATCACCAGCGATAAAACGACTCGTAAGTAAGCAATCATCAGCGGATCCCCTCTGGTTTGATGGCCTGTAGTTCTGCCTGCTCTTTCACGTAGCGGTCGTGCATGGCGTCCCACTTCTCCAGCCACTTCTGCATTTCGCGCTTACGCGCCAGGATGCGACGCAAACGGCGAACACAACGCTGGTGTGCCATGAAATACTCGGTGGTTACGCCGCCACGCTGCCAACAATTCAGCTCTGGATTGAGTGGGTGGACTGCCTGCACATCCGGGTGTCGCTGCTCGAAGCCGGAGCGATAAAACGCTTCTGAAGTCATAAAGAACGCCAGATAGCGGATCGCCGTATCTCGCGTGAAGCATTTTTTTCTACGTCCGTGGCGTACTGCTACGAACAGTGGGCCAACAGGCGTATCGTGTTTCTGTAATGCCAGGTCAATCATGCTTACGGTGCGTTTATCGTTCATTTCCGGTCCTTAACTTTGCTGTATCGTTCGTGACTCATTACTTCCCAGTTCTTTCCGCCATCGCGGGAGAGTAGCCGCCAGCGGTGATTAACCTTGTGGCTCAAATTACCGGAGCCGTGCATACGGCAGGGGTGAATGCGCCTTGCTCTGAACTGGCTTAAAACGTGTGCTGCTTTGAGGTGAACCCACTCAGGAATTTGTATCGCTGTCAGTGCCACCAGCTACCTCCTCAAATCTCAGCTCCATTTCGCGCGCCATTTCGATAAACGTGGCCAGTGAGCAAATGTGCTCGTCGTCGAACAGCTGGCGGTCGCATATCACCCTCCCGTTCTCGATGTGCAGGACTACCCGCCCGGTAAAATCAGGGAGGACATGCAGATCCACGTTCAACACGGGGCGGGGGAGCAGCACAGCCTGATAAAGCATTGTTTGTTGGTTAGCCATTGCCGATCTCCGCATTAACTGGTTTCTGCTTTTTGACGAACTCAACCAGCTCAGAAATGAGCTCGTCGATTAATTCCTTTCCGCTATCTGTGAGGAATTCACCGCTGCCATTAACATCAACAGCGCTGCTGTAAATTCCCTTGATAGCTTTTACGCCTTCGACATTCCCGTACTCACTGATCGCGAGCCTTTCGAATTTTCGCAATAATCCATCGAGAAGAATCTCTGTTAACTCGACCGTGTTAATACCGCCTTTGTTGAGCTTAATAACAAGGCAGTTACTGCCCGTTTTACGCTGGTGGCGTAATAACGCTGCCTTTAAAATTCTGCGTCGATAAGTATTAATTAAATTATTCATTTTATTTACCGTAAGCCTTTTTTAAATAAAGCATGGCTATAGACCAATAACCGAATGAGACAAATAACTGAGCTGTTTTAAATGCTTGCCGATTAATCATGGTTACCATTAATTTGATTGCAGGAATCCCCAGGATTATTCCTGTAATTAAAATGACTAATTAATTTTTAAGCCGGGTTTTTCGATTCTTGCTCAATAAGGTAAGCCGCAACCGGTCCAATGAGATCCGCCAAAAGTGATGCGACGGATTCTACATCTGAGTCTGTCAGTTTATGAGGGTAGTTCTCAAGCATCCTGGCAACAATTTCAGCCTGGTAAGCCTTTGATGCCGCTTTTTGCAAAGTGATATCAGACATTTTTTGCATCCTTATAACCGGAGGAATATGTTGCTGAGTTAGCTATTTTATTGGTAGCCATTGCTAATTCTGCGAGGTCTGCAATCACACCAGAAAGCATTATTATTTTGTTTTTATCTAAGCTCTTTTCTTCAACCTCACTCATTATGCTAATCCCTATATGATTAATGGCTTCTAAAATAGAGATTGTTTTCGTATCGCAGTCAGTAGCAACTTTGTCGAAATCAATGTTTTGACATTTCTCTTTATCAGAAGAGAAACGGTAATCGGGTATATCTACAAGTTGAAAAAATTTCTCTGTACTCATTTTTTGCACTCCATTAATCCGCTGATGCATAAACAATACATAACGTATTAAATAAGATCAATACAAAATGGAGTATTTGAGTGTATTATTTTACATCGTTTTGTTTTTCAAGGTTTTTTAGTTGGAAGGAGGGTATTGGAGGCAAAAAAAAAGCCGCTTTCGCGGCCAATTTACGGGAGATTGGTGATTTTTGCGTCGACCACAACACCTATAATACGGCAGTTGCCATTGATAGGGATTATTGGGTATTGGGGATTCAGGGGTTTGAGAAATCTTTGACCGGCATCGATAACAAGCTTTTTGAATGTAGCTTCATTGTCACCGTCAAGTTTCGCTACAACCAGTTTTCCGTTGATTGCTTCCACTTGGGGATCGACAAGTATCACCATCCCTTCCGGTATGCTCAGCCCTGCTGGTGATGTCATGGAATCGCCTCTGACATCTAACCAGAAAGAATCCTCAGAACATTCAACGGTGGTGTCATACCAGCGATCTATCGCTCTACGGTGATACGGTTCTACTGCTTCCATCCAGTCTCCAGCGCTAACCCAGCTTATAACTGGGTAACTTCCTTTGGATTCGTTAATGCTATTAAAACTTACATTGTGATCGGCTCTTGAGTCACTGACCGTGCCGTCAGCGTTTACTACGAAGCCGGGCATTTTCAATATGTTAAAAATCTTCGCTATAACCTCTAGGTTCGGTTCACGTCTGGCATTTAACCAATGGCCTAGCCCGCCCTGCGTTATGCCGAGCGCCTCTGCCAGCTGTTCTTGAGTCATGCCGACTTCTTTCATCCTGGTTTTGGCCAGGTCCTGCCATCTCTGTTTCATAGCCATGATTATTACATTCCGTATTTAGTGAGCAACTTCCATTTTGTATTATTCTTGTGAGTGTGTATAGTACGTTATGTATTATTTATGCGGGACTAATCGAATGAGTGGAATCAAGAGCCTTAGACGCAAAGCAAAGGTAACTCAGGGAGAGCTGGCCGCGCTGATTGATAGCTCTCAGGGGGCAGTTAGCCACTACGAAACAGGAAGAAGGATTCCTGATGTTGCAGTCGGAAAACGGATCGTCAGCGCGTTTAAACAGCTTGGCCTGGATACAAGTTTGGACGAGGTATTTTCAGATGATGTTGCACGGGATGAGGCCTGACCACGGTCTGCTCCCATCTGTTTACGCATCTGCAGATGAAGAATGGATCAAGCAGCAGTTACTGAGCCTGACGCCGGCAGCACGACAAAAAGCCATTCAGCGTTATGCAGCTGTGTATCAGGAATCGTTCGAAGCCGAGCCCGTTTCATACCGCAAGGAGAACCGGGCAAGGCATGAAGCAAATATGCGGCTTCGCCTGTTTGTGAGAAATCACGGCAGGGCTTTACAGGGGTATACCGCCGAACCTCCCCTGGCCGGAACGCCACCACGTTCCTGATTGTTGCGGGTTTAAAGGTACCCGGACAAAAACAGGCTTAAAGGTGCCTGTTCAGGTTGGCAGCCCACTAACTCAATTCCCCGTATGTACTAGGTAAGTAGTACGTTTTTATGGGGAAGAGGGAAGGGGGGTAAGGGGGGGTTGGGTGTAGGGGTAGGAATAGGGTCTTTTCCAACAGGAGAGATCCATTGGTTAAGTAGATCACTGTCTTAAAGGCGCAATTAGAAAAACGCCCGTATCAGCAAACAAGTACAAGGCGCTCAGGCGCTGAGAAACAAAAAGGGTTCTTTCTGGAAGAGTGATTTTTCAGGGGAGCTGAATCAGAAGGGAGGCTGGCAGCCTTTGGGGAGGCCACCAGCCATGTGAGGGGGAATCCATGAAAACCACATCACAGAATTATTATCTCATCACCGCGGGGTCCGCACAATGCAGCTGACGATCACACCGAATTTTGCACAGGAACGAGCACTTAACCAGCTGCGCCGTAACTGGAAGGATACAGAAACCTTCATGGTGTACTCGCCGACGGGCAGCGGTAAAACAGGACTGGCCGCCTTCATCGTTGCCGGGTTCGTCAGTCGTGGCATGCGGGTAATGTTTTGCGCGCCTTACCAGATCCTCATAACCCAAACTGCAAACCGTTTTGTGGAGTATGGGTTGCCGGGTGATGAAATCGGCTATGTCTGGGCGGATCACCCAAACTACGATCCTACCCTCAAAATACAAATCGCCAGCGCCGATACGCTTATTCGTCGCGTTTTCCCTGACAATATCGATCTGCTGATTATCGACGAAGCACATCTGCGAAAAAAACGCATCCTGCAGGATATCGAACGCCTGCGCGAAAAAGGCGTGAAAGTGATCGGGCTGTCGGGGACGCCGTTTTCCCCGTTCCTGGGCAAATACTATGACCGACTGATTAAGCCAACCACCATCGGCGAGCTGATCCAGCGCGGCGACCTGAGCAAATACGAATTTTACGCGCCCACAAAGCCGGATCTGAAAGGGGTTAAAACCTCTCCGTCCCTGCAGTACGGTACCGACTACAACGAGGCGCAGCTGGTGGAGATCATGTGCGGTTCCACGCTGGTGGGCGATATCGTCCAAAACTGGCTGGAGAACGGCCGGGACCTGCCGACAATCGCGTTCTGCGTCAACGTAGACCACGCTAATTTTCTGACTATTCAGTTTAACCAGGCTGGCGTAAATGCAGAGGTTATGACTGCAGATACGCCTGCGGAAGAACGCCAAACCATCATTCACCGCTTCGAAACTGGTGCCACAAAAATCATCGTCAGTGTAGGGGTGCTGGTTGCCGGGTTCGACAGCGATGTTCGCTGCATCATCTACGCCAGGCCAACTAAGAGCGAAATTCGCTGGCTGCAGGCGCTCGGGCGTGGCTTGCGCACCGCTCCGGGTAAAGAGTCCTGCCTCATCTTCGATCACAGCGGAACCGTGCACCGCCTGGGTTATCCGGACTCTATCGAATATGACGATCTTCCGGGTAAATCAGACGGGATGGAGGAGGGCGCGCGCCGCGCAGCTGAGGAACGAGCAGAGAAACTGCCTCACGAATGCTCGCAATGCCACTTCATGAAGCCTGCTGGCGTCTATGTCTGCCCTAAATGTGGCCACAAGCCGCTGGCCGGTGAGGACATTGATACCGACACCGGGCGAAAACTCAAAAAACTTGGGGGCGAGCAGCGCCAGCCGACGAAAGCAGAGAAACAAGCCTGGTGGAGTCAGATCAAATTCTATCAGCGCCAGCGCGTATCGCTGGGGAAAAAGCCTGTCAGCGATGCCTGGTGTGCTCACACCTTCCGCGAACGTTTTGGCGAATGGCCGAACGGACTGAGCGATTACCCGATGGACATCACGCCAACAGTTTCAAACTTCATTAAGCACAAGCGGATCAGCTTCGCTAGACGAATCGAAAAAGAGCAGCGCCAGCAGGCACAGGCAGAAGAGCTGCCTACCCAGGAAAGAATTCAGCAGGCGCTTAATCGCGTCAGTGATATCAGACAGCAGTTAGGAAAACGAGCATGAAAACGGTAGAAGCAGCAAAAGGCCATTGGGCCATGATTTTTGAGCATTACGGACTGCCGCCGATCACCGGTAAAAACCACTTTAAGGGGAAATGCCCACTGTGCGATTCGATTGGTAAATTCCGCATCGATAACCGCGACGGCGCGGGAACATGGATTTGCACCTGCGGCAGTGGTGACGGGCTTAAGCTGGTTACCCAAACCCAGGGCAAACCATTCAACGAAGTTTGCCGCGAAATTGATGCTCTGATCGGTAATACGTTCAGGCGTGACAAAGTTCCAGAGGCTAGCGACGCTTCCAAGTTACGGAGAAAGGTACTTAACAATTTCTCAAAAATGTCACCTTTGCGCGGGACATGCGCCGCTGAATACCTTAACTCACGCGGCATTTATCAGCTTCCCGCTGAGGCCGTGCGGCTTAACCCCAAGCAACGGCATAACGGGCGGGTGTATCAGTCTATTTATTCACTGGCGACAGATGATAAAGGCGAGCTGTGTTATCTGCATCAGACGTTATTGGATGGTGCCAAAAAGGCTGACATCGGGGCCAGCGCCAAGCGGCAGAAATCACTGCAGGAAGATAACTATCTTGATCACGCTCGTTCGGTTGCTATCCGTATGTTCCCGGTCGCCAGCACGCTGGGCATCGCTGAAGGTATCGAAACCGCCTTGTCTGCATACCAGATTTACAAAGTGAATACCTGGGCGACCATGACCGCCAATTTTATGAAGAAATTCCGTGTTCCTGCAGGCGTGAAGAATTTGATTATTTTTGCAGATCGAGACGTAAACAGCGCCACCGGATTGGCTGCGGCCACGGAATGCGCTCATGCCAACTTAATGGCAAAAAATGACCTGCAAAAAATCAGCATCTACTACCCGGATAACGGTGATTTTAACGACATGCTCATGAACGGCGATCAGGTTCGTGAACTGGTTTTCTATAAAAAACAGCAGGTGGCCGCATGAAACTGGAAGCATCACTCAAACATTTTAGTCCTCAGGGAATGCACATCAGCGATGACGTGAACAAGACTGGAGTAAAAAACAATGCGTGATATTCAAATGGTTTTGGAGCGCTGGGGCGGTTGGGCTGCGAGTGATAGCTCTGGGGTTGACTACTCTCCCATCGCAGCCGGTTTCAAGGGGCTTCTTCCACAAACAAGTAAAACTCGTCTTTCATGCACTGACGATGATGCCTTGATTATCGAGGGATGTTTAGCTCGGTTGCAAAAGCGTAAGCCCTATGAGCATTCGCTCTTAGTTGCGCATTATCTCTATGGCATATCAAAGCGGAAAATCGCGAAAGCGCGAAAAAAGGATGAAAAGCTTATACGTATTGAGATCCAGATGGCAGAGGGTTTTATCGACGGCTGTCTGAGTATGTTAGATGTTAAGCTTGAGATGGATTACTTATAGATAATCTATACATAGGCTCTTACAAGAGCCTATGTTACAAATGAGGGAAAATGTTACGAAGTGCGTACCAACACCTTGAAAAGGTATACAAAGAAATCATTAAAGATGAAAGACCCAGTAAAATAAACACATAGTCAATAGGGTTACCTTTTACAAGCAGATCATCTGGTAGAAACATTGCTATCAAAGGGAAAAGACAGGCAACAATCAATGTTGCACCCGTTGATAGCAACCGCTTGATTATCAATGGGAGAATGTTATTCCTTTTGAGCGCATTTATTGCTCCATCTTCGTCGCTTTTCGCACTACTAAAAATCGAGATCGCAGCGAGAACAAAACCGAACAGGATTCCTGAAACAGTCGACAACACCCCAGCTGTAGTCAATACATCAGCATGCTTCATAGGTTTAAAAAGCAATGAAGCTCCATAAGCGATGGCGAGAAGGAGGACAAGTTTCCAAAGCAGAGTCATAAACACTCTCATTGTAACCTCCTTGGCAATTTTATGATCTTACTGCAAGCTCAAACTGAGCAAGGTAAGCTGAATTTTCGATTTTAGCAGATGTCATGGCTATTCTGATATCAGAATCAGACGGATAACCGCTTTTAACTACAATGGTGCGGGTGCCTATGAGTACCTGATCGAGCAAGCTTGTAGGGGTTGTATTTGAAGGCTCTGTAACGTCAATTTTTTTGATTTGTAAACCACCTGAACCCTTAGGAAACAGTTCGATTAGCTCTTTGATGGCATCAGTTACACAAGTTTTTAAGTAGTTGAAACCAGCTTTCTTAGGGCGAATACGTCCGCGCATGTTCAACCTAAGATGGGAGCCTCCCATACCAACTACCATATCGACTATATCTTTAGTCAATTCATGCTTGAAGTGGTAGTTGGATTTGTTGAAGTTTCTTGGGGCAGCGACAGTTAAGTCAAAGCTTCTTAAGACGTTGCCATCTTCAAGTAGGTCTTTCATGCTTTCTTGCTTCCAAATCGCTTCGAACCGTATGTTCTGCATCTGGGTTTTATTGTAAAGAATGAAAGACAGGTCATTTACCTTAGGGCCCAAATGATTAAGTGTCATTACCAATAGATCGGTTTCATAATGGTAGATAAAGTATGTCCTCTCAACCACAGAGTCTTTGTCACTTAAAGGGATAGTTCTTTCACTTCCAGTTAGACCATCCTCAATGAAGGGCAAGAGACAGTCCCTTCTCCAAGAGATATAACCAAAATAGCTATGCTGATTGTCATCTTTATCAAGAATTACAAGCTTTAGTCCACGGTTCTGGGTTTCTGCTGTATGTACATAAGGAAACGATGTAGCAGCAGTTCCCAGCATTTGCTCGAAAGCGAGTTTCGCGACTGAAGGGCCGTCTTTTTTGCTTCCATTTCCAGTAAAGAAGCCTACTCGTACTCTACGAGTCTTCTTTTGTTCTTCGGTAGTCATTGCTGTTCCATTCAAATCAAGAGGCATGCCCCTAAAATTACTATTAATTTACTAAAAAATCATTAACGCGGTCCGCAAAAACTATCGTAACCTGTTAAGAGTAGTCACTTCGACACACAGCTTAATCATCGAAACCCTGCCTTGGCGGGGTTTTCGCTTTTCTGGGGGGATGCAATGCAAGACGGTACGCAGCAGCCATATTTCTTTAACCCTGGTATGACAGTTGAGCAGCTTGAAGACTGGCTTGGGCAGCAGAAAACCTACCTTGCCCATTTCAATCGTCTGGTGAAAGAAAAAGCCGTCCTTGAGGGACGGCTATGTGAAATCTCACTGGAAATGAGTGAGATGGTTAGTAGAGGCTTTGAAGGAAAGTGGAGTTTTCCTTGGGCTCCCAGTCCTCTTCTGAAAAGTCGTCAAGAGGATGAACATGCAGACCGATCTCAAGACGCTGAATAAAGTCACTGGCTTTTGGCGGTAGTTCTAACAAACGCAATTCATCGTTGATAATGAACAATGAATCGTTAAGTGATAGCGTTCTGATAGTATCAAGCTGCCATTTTGTTTTTTCAAAAATCATATGATGCAACGCCTTTTTCCCTTCGAGCGGATTGAAAGGAGTTCCATGCTTCAGGCGATACTGTTGTAAAGCACATTCAAGAGCAAATATTTGGAGTATTCTTAACTTCACTCTTACGGCATCAAAGGAATTGCTGTTCGCAAGTGAGCTTTCTGCAAATTTATTATTGCGACATACTCGCATCTTAATTACTTGCCACAAATCGGAATAGTTACTCATGGTTGGCTTCCTTACTCTATACGTTAACATTTAGCGATTTAACGATATCAGACACGGTTGAACGCAACCATAAAAACCATTGATATTGCGTGGTTAGTTTGACTTATGTATCATCTCGCTCCCGGCCCTTTAGCTCAGTTGGTTAGAGCGTGCGACTCATAATCGCCCGGTCGCTGGTTCAAGTCCAGCAAGGGCCATCAAACCGCCACTAGCTCATCGGGAAGAGCGACAACCTTGGTGTTGTTGTACGGGGTTCGAGGCTCCGGTTGCGGACCAATGCCGACTTAGCTCAGTAGGTAGAGCAACTGACTTGTAATCAGTAGGTCACCAGTTCGATTCCGGTAGTCGGCACCATTTGCGGGCATCGTATAATGGCTATTACCTCAGCCTTCCAAGCTGATGATGCGGGTTCGATTCCCGCTGCCCGCTCCAGTTAAAGCTTTTCGGTCTGCGATGATGGGTTACCCTGAGTGACTGAAAAGCGCCCTAGTTTTGAATGGGCGCTGCTTTTTGCAAAATTGCTGTGTAAAAATACTGACCTTGGGGTTCAGCGCCCATCAAAAAGCATCTCGTCAAAATCCAGTTAACCTCGGGTGGTTTGTTGGGTGAGGTGCCTCAAATATAAATAGCCTCGCTTCGGCGAGGTTTTTTATTGCCTGCATTTTGCGCTTTTGTCACTGTCGGATGGCACGTTTTGCTATCATTTTTGAACAAATTTTGTTGCCAAGTTAATTTTTGTACGTATAATGCCGCGCCATCGAAACTGATGCTTTGGCACGGTTTGAGTATAATTTGAGATGAAAAAGTAGAGCTTTTCCCCTTGTGTGAACCTTGATCTTTATGTAGGTTGGTTGTTGTAGGACACGCAAAGCCCTGCTAAGGAATTTAATTTGAACAAAATTCAGCCCGCTGTTGTGTATACAATGACGTTTTTTATCATCCCATCATGGGGAATTTGGCTGCTTTCGCTCATTAAATAACCGCTTAACTCCGTTTTCCTTCTTTTTGAAGATTTTCATCACCTCCTTTCAAGATTTTCATCAGCTTATACAGTTAAAATGCCCCCGGTTCTGACGTAGCGGCCGCGCGTCGGGGTTTTTTAACTTTGTATAAGGAATTTCATATAGAAGCCTCTGAAAACTCTGCTTCCGGTGTCAAAGTCTGGATCCTTACCGCTATGGTTGCGCTGTTAATGGCAATCGTCTCGTTTCTTACAGTTCGCCTTATCAATACTGTTGATGAGACCGAAGCGGCAGTCCAGTCTGTAAAAGAAGTACAGGCGTCCCAAGGTGAAGTAATCAAAGGTCTCCAGCGTGACCGCGACAACACTGACCGGGAAATCGAAAGGTTACGTAACCAAGTAGATCGTCTGAAGGATGAAAACGCTGCTCTTAAAGCGAAGGTGGGAATTCCTCTTTCGTCGAATACCAAACCACCTTCGGGTGGTTTTTCGTTTTTAGCACTCGCCCAAGTATCGAAAAACTGGCGAAAGAAATTTTTTCCATTGAAGGTTGATCACGATAGATAATGTTCTATTCTATTTATTGTGCGTTGACATGTGATCTAACGGTAGGATGGCTGCCTAGTGAAGCAGTTCGCCCAGGTTCAACCCCTGGCATGTCTTCGCACCCTTTTTCAAACCTCGCTCTGGCGGGGTTTTTTCGTTTTTGGGGCTGCCTTCGGGCAGTCTTTTTTATTTCCCCACACAGCACCCGCACATAGCGAGGTGAGAGACGATGAAAAT